TAATGTCTGTAAACCAAGTTGCTCTCTCTCAGTTAATTTTGAAACTTGCCCAGGATCATTTATATCTTCATACGTTGCCAGCCTATCTCCTTCAAATAAAGGGAAATCGCTTTGAGCAAGCTCTGAAGCCTCTTGAAATAATTTCTGCCCACCAGCAGAAACCCATTCAGGGATCTGCGTATCTTTAAGAACTTCTTTTGGATCAGGAAGAACTTGAACATTAGTCGTGCAAAGACCACCCATTATTTTTTCTCCGTCACATAATATGTGCCAGCTTTTAGTAATCCAAGCCTTTCATAAAATTTATCTTTTCTTTCCATATCTCCACCATATACATGCCCTAACCTTACTTGAATATTCGGTTCAGATAAAATAAATTTTTTAATTAAACTCAAACCAGCACCTGTTGCTCTTTTTTCTTTATAAACATAAAACCACAAATCTCCAAGGAATTCTTCCTCTGACCACCAATCAGAAGAATACAATCCTCCAATGGAACCAATAATTTCTTCTTCTTTTTCTGCAACAAAAACGACACCTTTCTGCACTGTGTGAACAACTGTGTTATACAATTTTTCAGGATTAATAGCAGAAAGTTTGAATTCAGCATCTTCATGCATCTGTACCAAAAGAGAAATAATATCTGCTCTGTCATCTTCATTTGCTTTTCTTATTTGCATTACATTTGCGCTAATGCACCCATTCGTGGTTGCTGCTGAACTTGAGATGCAACCATATTAATAACATCTTCAAGCTCTGGTAATATTTTCATTAAAATCCTTGCGCTCTCTCCATCAATCAGAGAATCAAGTTTACGCAATTCAGCAGGAGTTAATGATTCTAGTCTAGACATAACAACAATTCTTATGTCATCATCAGGCTGCATCATTGCCTGAGAAGCATCACTGCCCATCTCTTCATTTATACTAACAGATTCGTCCATCATCATTTCAGCCATTTAGACCTCCTTTTGTTTGTAAAGAACTGACCAATCACTTTTCTTACAGAATAAACCCATAGTCCATGACGGCCACTCTAGAAGTCTTCTGTAAATCTTGCCTAAGTAGTCTGGTTTTTCTCGTTTACCATACACATAAGCGATTTCGTTCGCTCGGTGAACGCAAAGGTGCCTCCAGAACCAGACCATTCTGCCTTTGCGTAATTGATTGACCACAGGTATTGCCCAAATGTGATAGCCACGCACTAGCTGTGGGCTTAAAAAGTCCCTAGTGAACCTATAATCATCTATGACTTGCTCTCTTGTTAAATATCCTTGGCGATGAAGTTCATTACAAACTACTCTCCCTCCGAAAACTTTAGCCAAAGTTCCTCCAATAAATCCACCTATTGGACCACCTACTGCAGTTCCGATAGCTGTTCCTGCAGTTGTTATTGCTGCACTTTTAACTGCTTTGAGTGGTTTTTGACCACTAAGTAAATTAAAAGCTAGATCAACTCCAAAAGTTGTGCCCACCTGCGCTATTCCAGGAGTATATCCTTTAAAACCTGACTCAAAAAATCCAGGTTGTGAAATTGCACCACTTGTATCTATAGCAGATTCGCCTTTCAATGCTCTTATTTGATTAATCTGATCTATTTTATTTTTATTAAAAGCTGCAAATGTTTCGCCACCTGCTCCTGTTATATTTGCTTTAGTAACAGCAGTTGCTACTTCTGGATTAGTGCTTAATAGGTTGCGGGCTGTTGCACTAGGAAGAGCTATGCTTCCTTTTGGAATATCTAAACCACCACCAAAAGTCAATAAGTCTTTCCCTGCAGGAACTAAGCTATCAAAAAAAGGTTGCCCAGTTTGATTAGCTAATTGACCAGCTTTTGAAATAAGAGTTCCAGTTGCTGCTCTACCACCTTCAACAAGAATATCTTTTGTGCTTATATCTATTCCTTGATTGAGCAGTTCTTCGTCTGGAGTTTGAGATATGAAATTTGCTGCTTCTTGGTGGAACTGATTATTAGGATCAAATTCAACTTCCCCTGTTTGAACTCTCCGAGCAAATTGAAACATTGGCATTGCTCTTGTTCCATAAACGTCTTGAAGCCTAACACCTGAGTCTAAAGTTGGTTGTTGAGTTCCTATTTGATAAACTGGGACAGTCCTATAAAGATCTGTAGTTTCAGTAATCTGCTCTTCTTTTGGAGATATTGATCCTATTCCTTCAAGTGCCATTATCCTATTATCCCTCTTTCTTTTAAATCTGTTATTAATGTCCCCAAAACATCTGCTAGCTCTGCAGTTGTTGTTGAATCTGCATTCATAGTCCTATCAGCTGTTACATTGGTTACAGTATAAGGATCAGATGAAGCAGCAAGATTAGTAGTAGCAATATTCTGCTCTAGCTGGTTAACCAACTGATTTGCCCATCTTACATTATCTGATGGGGGTGACGGCAATCTTCCTCTCCTTATACTCATCTCAATCCATCTGGTCTAACATTAACTCTAAATGTGCCAAGCTCCCAATTATCACCAACAGCAGAGCTTGCTATGCGCATTTTCATTTGTCTTCCTTTTGCTCTTAAAGATACTTTACTTGTAGTTGGGGAAATAGTAAATGGTCCTTTTGTAGTTTCAGTAGAATCATCAGGATATTTCTTTGATTTTAATGTTAAAGACACTGATCCTGTAATAGTTCCTGCAGGAATTACTTTATCAATCATAAATACATTTGTCCCATCGGGTTGACCTTGAGCATCAAATTCAACAGCAGAGCTCTCTATATATGAAGACATTGCAGAGCCATCATCATTCACTCCTGTTTCTTGATTATATAAATAACCATCTGAGGAAGCAGCATAAGGAACTAATCTAACTCCGAAAGAATCATGCCAAGCTGTCCGAGCCAAATTTCCTATAGACCAAGTTCCTGTTTCATAATTAAAAGAAACATATTTATCTGGCTCATCATCACTAGCATCATCAGAGACGTAAAAGAAAATGATCTCTTGGAATTTACGATTTAATGATCCAAAAACTTTCTGTTGCTGTTGCTGATTAAGATTATCATAAACATGATATTGAACAGGTGATGGTAATTCTTTGACTTGT